CGCAAAAGTCAAGAGTAAAAGCAGAAAAAACTAAAATTTTTTTGTAGCGCGTGTTTTTGGCCTTCAAGCGACCGCCGCAAGGTGCTTTCCGAATAGGTCTGCGGCACTCTGGAAGCCCAAGATTTCACGCGGGTAATTGTTGATCCAGTTTTCCACGCGGCGAATGTATGCGGCGGTGATCTTCCGAAAGTCAGTCCCTTTCGGCAAGAACCGCCGTATCATTTTGTTTATGTTTTCATTCGTCCCGCGTTCGTATGCGCTGTATGGATGGCAATAATAAATCCGCGTGCGCTTCTGTCCAGCCTTCAATACTGAACGTTCCATGCCCTCACAATCCGCGAATTCCGATCCATTGTCAAACGTTATGCTTTTGAACACCTTTGCAAACCGCTTCCCGTATCGGCGTTCCAGCTTGTCAAGGGCGCGGACGACGCTTGCGGCGGTCTGATCGGGCATTTTGATTATGATTTCCTGCCGCGTCAGCCGCTCCGAAAGCACGAACAAGGCTTCTTTCGTTCGTTTCTTCCCGCATACGCAATCGCCTTCCCAATGGCCGAAGGTTGCCCGCTCGTTTATTTCCTTCGGGCGTTCCTCTATGCTTTCGCCCTTCGGCGCGCGGGCGGCCTTCTTGCGCTCCACTTTGTCATACTTCCGCTTGCGCTTCCCCCGCTCCGGAAGGTCTTTTCTTGTCAGCCGAAGGAACACGCCCTTGTCTATGTAGTTGTAAATCGTCTTTTCGCATATCTCCGTCCGGAAGGAAAGCCCGCTTTTCTTTATCTCTCCGACGACGGCGGCGGGGGAATATCCTTCTTCAACGATCTTTCTTTCAATGAATTCGGCTAACTCCCTGTCATTGCCGATTTTCAGCGAACCGCCTTTTGCCGCCAGATTGTCCCTATACCTTTGTTCGGCAATCTCCGGCGAATATCTTTCTTCGGTGGTAAGATCGGAATTCAAATGCGTATATGTGCCGCGCTTGATTTCTCTATATATCGTCGTGTTATGGACGTGAAGGCGCGCGGCGATTGCCAGCGGCTTCAACCCTTCCTTCAATCCCTTTTCGATTTTAAGGCGGTCAGTCCAAGTCAAGTGTTTGTGCATGGTAATTCCTCCCGAAAGCAAAAAATCGGGGGCGGTTTCCCGCCCCCTGCGCCTGCTGTTATTTGTTCCTCTCTTCGTATGCGGCCAGCAAATCCAGCGTTTCCGGATCGGCCAGAATATCCCGCAAGCCGCAATGAAGGGCGTTACATAGTTTTAGCAACGTTGCCAGCTTTGCCCCGCACACGTCGCGCGCGCCGCGTTCGTAGTCTTGTAGGACGCGCACGGAAATTCCCGCCGCGTTCGCAAGCTGGGATTGCGACATGCCCGCCTTCTGCCGTGCGGCCTGCAACTTCTCGTTCCTGTATGATATTTTAACGCTGATCTCCATGCGCAAGCCCTCCTTGACATTTTCGCGTTTTATCGGTTATAATAAGGGCGACGGGCGGGGAAACCCGCCGCCGAATTCGTTAGGGCTGTTTGGGCTTCTGTTTAGGCTTAATGCTGATCGTGATACGCTCCACCGTTTCACTTTCTAAAGCCTTTTTCAGAAGTTCAAGCAGTTCTTTTATCTGCTCTTCATTCACCCTTGCACCCCCTTTCCCGTGGTTTTTTCTCCTTTCTTTGTTACTCGGCTTCCCCTTGCCTGTATTCTTATTATACGTCATTTGTCGTATAAAGTCAATAGGCTACACAAAAAAATTTCAAAAAAATAAAAGGCGGCGGGGAAATTCCCGCCGCCTTCATTCGTCTATGCCTACAAGCCATTGCATGGATACGTCCAGCACTTTAGAAAGCACCATCAATTCATAATCCGTCACGAAGCGCGTTCCGATCTCAATTCTTGAAACGCTGTCCCGCTCCATTATCACGCCTGCAATTTGTAGCTTCGCGGCTAAATCCTCTTGCGTAAGCCGTTGTTTTTGCCGCGCGTCCCGCACGCGATCGCCGCATACGTTCTTCTTCCCGTGGTAGTCGTATATCTTCAATCATATCACCGCCGCCCCGCCGTGTGTTAATCATCAGCAATTTTCTTTACTTTAGCGCAAATCACGGCTATAATTGTGTTAAAGGTCAGAACGCAAAAAAGTATTCTGCCCTTGTTGCCAACACCATTATACGAAAGGGGCTATTCAAACTATGAAGAAAGCAACATTGATCCTTTGGATCGTCGGCGCGCTGTTTCTTGTTTCCTCCGTGCCGCTATTCACACAAGGAAACGCGGCGGCGGGGGCGTGCGGCGTAGTGATCGCCGCCGTTCTATTTTTTATCGGCCTTCGGAAGAAGAACGCCGCGCCCGCTCCGAAGCAGGAAGCCGCGCCGCCCGCGGCGGCTACCAGCGCGGCCAGCTCCGCGCCTCCGAAGGCGGGGGAAGGCAAGCCCGCGCACTATTCGCAAGAAGGCTTTGATTTCCTCCGGACGAAGGTTGCGGGCGTGACATTCAAAAACGGGCGGCGTTCGCGGCAAACGATCCTTCGTAGAATTTACTGGAAGGAAGAACCCTACGACAAGGGCGACATGGAATTGACGGTAGAGCGTGGCGAATGGGAAGGCAAGCCCGCCTTCGGTGTCTTCGTCAACGGTGAACAAATCGGAAGCATACCCGCCGAACACTCGCAATTCGTGGCCGACAACTTTTCCCGCCTCGACGGTATCACGAACATTGACGTGTACGGCGGCGGGGAAGGCCGGAATTATGGCGCGGAAATAATCTTGCGCTTCCGGAAGCAGTAACCCCCATAAACGACAAAAAGCCCCCGTGCCAGCCATAAGGCCAGCGCGGGGGCTTCTCTCTGTATTCCATTAAACCCGCTCGGCGGTTATCCCTTCCACGCGCCGCCCAGCGCGGCGACGGTGTAGCGTCCGGCCTTGCCGTCCACAACCAGCCCTTTAGCAGACTGGAAACACCGAACGGCGTATGCGGTATTCTTCCCGTATATGCCATCAATGCCCGTTACGCCGCAATGGTAGTTGTTAGCGATAAGGGCGGCTTGCAGGGCTTTCACGTCGTCGCCCTTCATAAGCGGCTTTGCCACTTTCAGCACGCGGGCAACCTCCCAGCCGCCAGCCGCGCCGCCGTTGGTGTTCTTCTCCGGATCGTTGCCGCCCGCGGCCTTGATCTCCGCGGCGTAGTATTCCGGCCTGCCGTAAGCGTTCCATTTGCCTTCGGAAAGCGGGGCTTTGACAACGCCGTGATCGCGCCCTTTTGCCTCAATGACGTTCAAAGCGTCGTCCACCACATAGCCGATATGATAGGCTTGCCCCTTCTTGTCGCCGGAAGTGTACTTTTTGAAAACCCAATCCCCGCGGCGCACTTCCGTTTTCTTGATGGTTTCGCACTTCCCCATAAGGGAATTTGCGGACATGTCGGAAGATACGATCCCCGCGACGTTCTGCAAATAGTACATTGCCAGCCCCGAACAATCGAAGGCGCGCAACACGTCGCCGTAGCCGTCCGCGCACGCTTTCTTCCACGTGGCAATAGCGCGGGCGGCGTTCTTGTCGTCTGTTTCCCGCTCCTTGATCCACTCTTCCGAAATGGTGTCCTTGTCCTGCCCCTGCGCGCCCCAAACATAAATAGAATGGTTTGCCGCCTGCTCTTCAAGGTATTTAATAAAGCTGTCCAAAGTCTTCATGTTCTTTACCTCCGTTCATAAAGTAAAAGCCCCGCCGCCGCGGTGAAGCGGAAGCGGGGCTTTGTCGTCAAAAGGCGGGCGGCGCGTGGCCGCCCGCTCCATAAAGCCGCCAGCGTAAAGGAGTAAACCGCCCGCGGCTGAATGGCGGTGTTACTCCGTTTCTGCGGCCTCTCCAATCGTTACGCCGCCGAAGGTCTGCGAAATTTCATATACTGCGGCTTCGATCATGTTGTCAATGCTGTTAAAGTCGATCTTGAAGCCCTTTGCCTCCAAAAACTCAACAACATATTTCTTCTTCTCTTCGCCGCGGCCTGTTCCGGTGTAAATCTGTTCTGCGGCCTTCACCGCGATTGTCACCCACTCTTTGTATTGCGCCAGCTTGCCCGCCTCTACCTTGCTTTTCAGCCACGGGATCAGAAACGCGGACACCAGCGCGGCGATCAGCGCGATAATTGCATTGATGATCGGTGTGATATCAACCATTTTATAAACCCTCGCTTTCATTTTCTGTTGTGTTAAGTCCCTCTTTTTTCTTTACGCGCGCGGTGATAACTTCGGCAATCCGTTTCAGCATGAGCGCGCCGCATTCGATCACCACCGCGTCAAAATACTTTTCAATCAGCGTTGTTTGTTCCGTCCCCGTAATAAGGAACGAAACATACTGCGCGGCAATGAAGATCGCCGTTGTGATCCCGATTACCACGACAACACGCGTTGCAAAGCGTTCATTCAGTTTTGCGGTTTTCTTCCTGCGCCGCTTCTTCCTGCTAAATAGCTTCATGCCGCCGCCTCCCCGCTACTCCTTTACAAGTGTAAGATCGGCCAGCTTCACGGCGGCCACGACCACGCCGCCGTAGGTGATAACGGCGCGATCTCCCGAAACTTGCTTTACAGTATGATCTCGGTTATATACAAAAGCGGCCAGCCCGCCGCCCGTATAGGTCTTCGCGCCCTTGTTCACGCGCACGGTGCTTCCGGCCTTGATCGTGCCGCCGCCCGCGGCCTGCTGAATGTCTGCCGTGTCAACCCAGCCGTAAACGGTAGAACCGCCGCCAGCCACTTTGACAAGGTGGTAAGGATGTTTGCCGCCCTTGTAAATCTGCGTGATCTTTGCCGTGCCTCCCTTGCAGGCTTTACCGCTTGTTGCGTTGGCCGAAGTATAATGCTTCGTCCCCGTGAAGGTCACAACGTCGCCCACGGCCAGCCCCGCCGCCGCGGTTTCATTGCCGCCAGCCGAAGCGTTGCCGCCGCTCCCGCTCTCCGTTGCGCCGTCATATTCGATATAGGGAAGTTTGCCGTGCTTCGTCCACGTGCGGGCGTTGTACCCGCTCTTTTTGCCGATATTTGCAACGGCGGTGATCTGCACGTCATTTTCCCAACGCGGCGTACACTCGACGGCCAGCCCGTCCCCAACGTAAACGCCGATATGCCCCGAACACCAAACGGCCTCGCCTACTTCGATTTTTGAAAAGTCCGTTGTAACGCCGGAACACTTTGTAATCATGGTATCTGCGCCAATGTCCGGAACGCCGTTCACGGCATAGGACGCTCCGCCGTAGGTTTTCGACGCGTTGCCGTTCCAGCCCCAAAGAACGCCTTTGATAAGGCAAACGCAATCGAAGCCGAACACGGGCGGGCTTTGATTTGCGGCGGCCTTAATCATGGCCGTTCGCGTTGCGTCCTTGTTGTAGCTATGGTTCGTGCAATACCTTGTGACGTTCGATCCGTTCAGCGGCGCGCCGAAGCACCCCATGACATAAAGTGTTTTGTAATTCTGCGCAACATCTTTCAGCTTCTTCACGAATTCGCTTGCTTTCATAACTGCCATTGTCTTTCGCTCCCTTCGTTATTCCCGCGTTGTGTGTCCTTCCAGCGTGTCAATACGCTTGTGCGCCTGCTTCGCGGACGCTTCAACCGCCGTCAGCCGCGACACAAATTCGGTATTTGTCTTTCGCTGTTCGCGCTGTTCTGCCTTAATATCATCAACGCCGCTTTTGATATAGCCGATTTCAGACAAAACCGTTGTGTCCCGCTTCACTTCGTCTTCGGTGTCCTTTGTTCGGTTGCGGGAAAATGCGGCGTAGCCGAAGACGATTGCGCAAATTGTACTAACGACGGAAATTGCCGTTAAAATCTGTTCCATGCTTTCACCGCCTTTACACTTGTTCCCATTGCCACATACCCGCCGTGTCGGGCGGGTATACGCAATTCGGCATATCCAGCTTCGCCAGATAAACCGCGCCTTTATAGCTGTAATACAACCCGTTCTTCACGTTTACCAGCACGCCCGCGGTTTCCGGATATGGGATCGGATCATCAAGCGTCCCCGTGTGCGTCAGCTCCACAAGGCGGTAATACGCGAACGTTGTTGCTACCGGATAAGCGGCGGCGTTGGACGTGTGCGGCGCGACGATCTCAAAATACAGCCCGTCCGATTTGATGATTTCGCCCACGGTGTTATAGGCGTGGTTGTCCTTGAAGTCGTCGTATTCAACGACCGCCGTTGAAGCAAGGATCATTTCATCAGAAATTGCGTTCGTTCCCGCCGCGCGATCCTGTACGATCTGCGCTTTGAAGGAAAGGGAAAGCAAAGCGGCGGTGCTTTCGCCCGCCGCCTTTACGCTCTCAACTTCCTTTGTCAGCTCTTCCGTTTTGTCCGGTCTGTCCGGCCTATGTGTTACACTCATTCAAAATTACCCCCAATCGAAGACACCCAGCATTCGGAAATAGCGTCGCCGCGCTCCACCGTCACGCGGGCGTTCAAGCCGAATTGCACCGCGGCGTTTTCCGTGTTCTCGAAGACGTGCGCCACGCCCTGCACAACCGCGTTCGTGCAATCCTCCCAAACGGGCGTAGGATCAAACGGATTGTTCGTCGCCTCAACCTTGAACGTGCCGCCCGCGGGAATGCCGCGCGTTACAACAATGTTCGCCCGCTTCGGCTGCGCCTCCGCTTCAAGCGGCGTTTCAAGGTAGATTACAAAACCGCTGATTGCCTTTGTAAAAGTCAGCGTGCGAACCGCCGAATTGCCCGCGCTGTCCGTCGCCGTAATGGTGATCGTGTGCGCCTCGTTTGAAAGGGCGGTGAAGTCGTTTCCTGCCAGCGTCAAATTATTTGACTGTCCAAGCGTAGGCGTGTAGCTCCGCAAGGTCTTTCCATCCACCGCTTCAACCACCGTCACCGCGTCGCCGTCCGGATCGGTCACGGTGTACGCATGGGAAAAGCCTTCGCGCTTCGTGCCAAGATCGGCGTTCTGTCCGGAAATGGCGGGCGGCTGATTGTGGATCACCGCCGCTTCGCTGGAAGTAATATACGCGCTTTCATTGCCGAAGCTGTCACGCGCCTTTACGCGGTAACGAACCGTATTCCAGCTTGTGGACACCACTTCCGTAAACGACCGCCCCGCGGTTGCCGCCACTTGCGCATAGCTTCCGTTGTTGTACGACCGTTCCAGAACGTAAGTGATTTCGTCGCCGTCCGGATCGGTGGAAGCTCCCCACGACACCAAAATATTCTGCGTGCTGTAACAACTGGACGGCACGGAAATTCCGGACGGCGTGGACGGGGCTTCGTTCCATTGAAATTCGTAGTTGCCGTTTGCATTCGTGGTGTCAGATACCAAGATAGAAGATGATAGATTACAAAGCGGGCGCACGCCCCCAACGCCGTGGTACGCGAAGTCGTAGTTCAACGCGCCCGAAGAAAGGACACAGCGCACGACGTACGAATAGCCGGAATACGGCGTGCGAAGCCAGTAATACCACGCCGCCGAAGCGTTGAAACTGCTGTTTGTATAGTCGCTGTTCGACACGCATTGCGCCGTAGGGTAAGCAAGTCGGCTTGTGTTGTCGCTGAACAACGCCAGCTTCGCGCCTTCTGCAATGCTGTTTTCGTTCGCAAGCCCTACTTCCGTAGTAGAAGGAAGGTGCATTTTTGCGGTGACGGTTTCATAGCTCCCGCCGTCCGTGACGGTGTTTTTTGCCACCGTCACCGTTGTATTCAGCAATGCCGCAACGAAATTATCATCAAGCATTGCAAGGAAACCCGCCTTGCTTGAATACGGATTGTTTGACACGTAAGACGCGGAAGAAGGGGATTGATCCGCGCTATGCTTCGCGCTGTACCAATTCCCCGCCGTGGCGTTGCTGTTCAGCCATTGAAGCACGTTCGCATAGGAATAGCGGTTGTTGCCGTAGTTTTTCCGATCTGCGTTGCTGTTGCTCGGCTCTTTCGCGTCGAAAGCAAGCACAATCGGGATTTTGTCACAAATGAGCGTCACCGAATTAGACGGATAACCCGAATGGTTCTTGTCGGCCATTTTGAAAACGACGGTTGCGCCCAAAAGCGATTGATACGCCGCTTTTACGGGAACTTCAAACGTTGCGCCAACGGCCAGCGTGCTTAAAGATTTAGCCATTATCTGCGTTCCTCCTTTTGTGAAGCAGAACCGCCGCCGCGCTTCTGCGCAACGGCGGCGGCCCGCCCGGATAGTTGATTGTAATATTGATCCATGTTTCGGATAAGGTG